ATACACATCAATTTATCAATTCGCACATAAGCGGAAATAATACTGAATATGCTATTGTGTTTAGGGGGAATGATTACGCTACATTTAGTAATTGTTACGTAGCATCTGGAACAAAAGGTGGTGTGCTTATTGAAGTAGATGAAACATCTCCTTTTGGTAATTACAATAACAATTTCGATAATGTTTATTTTGATAGAGTTACTGCTGTAGGAAACAGAATCGCAGTAAATATCAATGATCAAACTGCACCTCCGTCACAACTTTCCACGCAATCAAAATATACGGATTGCGTTTTTGGTGGTTGGGACACAGCCATTAGAATCAATAAATCGTTTGATCCATCAATAGAAATCGTAGGTTGCAGATTTTTCGATCAAACCGGAGCAGCAATCGAGGCACAAGGAAACTTTACAAATCTTGTTATTGGAAGCAATCAATTCCACAATAATACAGCAACTACATCTGGGAATGCCACTATAAATATTTTAGACATCAAGAGCGTATCTATTACTGGAAATGTATTTTCGTTTGAAGGAGCGAAACCTTTCCCCGGAACAAGAGATGTGATTCGATTAGCTGGAACGATTGAAGCTGCAACAATTACTGGTAACGCTATAAATGGAGGTCCATATAATATTACTGATTTAGCAAACACGGCTTTTATTGCAAGATTCGTAGTAACTGGAAATGCTTCTGACAATACAAATAATACACTCGTAGGACACCTTATCGGCAATCAAGAAAACTCAAATAGATTCATGCTTGATTGGTATGAAGAGTTCCAATTCAATCCAACATTAAAATTTGGAGGTAACTCTGTTGGTCTTGTTCTTGGGCCAGTAGCAGCAACGGCTACAAGAATTGGAGATAGGGTTTTATTTAATATATATCTTGAATTAACAAATAAAGGAACATCAACTGGAATTGCTGCAATCGGAGGACTTCCATTTACACAATCAACATTATATCCACAAACATATACTGTAACTTGTAATAATTTGGCATCTGGAGTTGGAGATGCAAACCTTGATGCGATTTCATTTGATTCTCCCGCTAATAGTATAAATCTTAGAAAGCAAACCGGAGGAACAACAGTAAGTTTTACAGATGCTGACTTTACTAATGCAACAGTTGTCCGAGTATCAGGAAATTATATTGTAGCATAAAATTACAAAAACAAATAATAAAAACTATGAGTTACTGCACACCATGCCCACCATGCGACACGAACTTTCCGTTGTTGTGTGAACCACTTGAAACAACTGCCAATGGAAAACGATTGGTAGTAGAAGACTCTGCTGCTTGTCAGAAGACGATTCAGACTCCAGTTGCCCAGCAAGTCTTGAAGACTGATGGTGTTGGTAATCTGACTTGGACAAACGGAGCTAACAACACTGTTCTTGGAAAAGATTCTACTGGAAAAGTAGAGTTTTCCCAAGTAACCACAAATCAAATTACTGATTCATCTGTAACGACTGCAAAACTCGCTGATTCATCTGTAACGACTGCAAAACTCGCTGATTCATCGGTAACTTCAGCAAAGATTGTTGATGGAACAATTGTAAATGCTGATATAAATGCTTCCGCAGCTATTGATGGAACTAAAGTTGCTCCAAATTTTGGTAATCAAACAATTACAGCAAGTGATTTTGTAAACATTACATCAGAATCCTCTGCTCAATCATTTCTTTATTCACGCGGAACTGGTATCTCGTATGCTCAATTTAAAAAAAGTCGCGGCACTCAAGCATCCCCTACAATTGTCCAAAATGGCGATGGAATTGGATCGCTTGTTTTTTCTGGATACGATGGAACAACTGATAACTTAGCTGCAATAATTAGTGCATCTGTTGATGGAACTCCAGCAGTTGGGAAAATTCCAACTGCGATTAATTTTAGCACAAGAAATGATTTTTCAAACTATGCTAATCGTCTGTGCATTGATGGTGCTGCTGGAAATGTCGGTATAAACACTGCATCGCCATCAAGTAAACTTCATGTTGCAGGAGATGTGACCATAACATCAGCAACAACGGCAACTACAGTTGGTGCTGCTGGTGGAGCAAGTGCGCTTCCCGCAACCCCGGTTGGATATTTGGTAGTAAATATCAATGGAACTGCTCGCAAAATCCCATATTACAATGTATGAAAACCTTGATTTCAAAAACAAATAATAAGGCAGTTTATGAATTCTCGCATGAAGAGAATAAAAAAACTGTAGAGTTTGAGTCTCTTGAGAGCGGTGCAGATTTTGAGAAAGCTGCTACTGAAGAACATAAAAACTGGCTTAAATGGCTTGGTGTATCTGAGTAATGCCAGCAGAAGGATCAGTCTTTGATGGGTTCACAAGTATCATCGCGCAAGACGCAGATACTCATCCATCGTATTTACCAGAGTCTGTAGTATCGGAATCTGTTAATAGGACATTCCGAGGCGGCATCAACCGAACCAGACCAAGCATTCGGAACATCCCGATTATCGCTGGAGATGGAGAAGCCGAGACTATCGTTAACGATATTCTTGGTGGTAGTTTTCAAGGTGCGTATCCATATCGGGCGACTAACTATAGAACGAGCGATGGACTTTTAATGTCGGTATCGGGGATCATCTACTTCCTAAAGATGGTAAACAATCGTGCATTTGCCTACAAACTTATTGAAGGTAACGATCCCGGCATGATGCACACATTCTTCGTGCAAGCTGAAGATCGGGCGTATATCCAAAACGGATACCAAAATGCGATAGCATGGGATGGAGTATTAGGAACTCTGACAGCAAGTGAAATACAAAACCAAGACTACTGCGAAATCGTTTCGGTTGGCACTACCAACTTCATGTTGATTGGTGCGCCATCCAATACGATTGGAGTTAAGTTCACAGCAGTTATTACAGACACTCAAAGGGGAACGGGGACAGGAACAGTCAAACTTCCAGCCTACCGACTGAATCCATACCTCGCCAAGATGCCAATTGGGACTGTAATGGAATATGCTTTTGGGCGAGTCTTTGTTTCTGATAGGTTGAATCAAATCTACGCATCTGATATTATCTACGGAAGTGGGTTTACTGATACCAAGAATACAGAGAACTTTACAGAGATAGGATACTGGGCAGAAGGTGGCGCATTCTCTACTCCAGCAATGATGGGGAATATCACTGGCATGAAAGTAATGCCACAGATTGGGTCTAACCTTCGTGGGCAAGGTGAACTTGTTGTTCTTACTGGTGGAGGAGCGTTTTCAATGGATGTATCTCTTCCAAGATCACAATGGAACACATCAAATATTCAACGTATCTCCCTACTTGGACGGGGATGCACAAGCCCATACTTGGGATTGGCAAACTCGGAGCTTTGGTTTAGGTCACACGATGGTTGGGCATTTTATTCAAATAGCCAATCTGAATTTGCCAGATACTTCTCACTTCGTAAACTATCGAGGGAAGTGAACAAGTGGGTAGAGAACGATACACCTTGGATGAAGCAGTTTGCTTCTACGATGTTTTTTAACAACTACCTTATCAGCACAGTAGCACCACAAACTTACCGAGCAGCAGGGGTAGAGGGACTGAATAGGTATCATCGTGGAATGGTTGTTCTTGACCTTGACCAATCTTCCTCACCATCACCAGACGCACAGCTTCAATTCCGCTGGAATGGAATCTGGACGGGCATCAGACCAACTCAACTATTAACTGCATTGATACAAGGCGAAAAAAGAGGATTTGGATTCTCGTTTGATGCAGACAATAAAAACCGACTTTACGAATTCACAATATCCCAAGGCGACGATTATGGGCCTAATGGAACAAGGCAGATTGATTCCTTCTTCACTACTGGTAGGTATGACTTCAACCGAAGCGGGGCAACGAACAAGTTCCTCCGCAAAAAGATTACTGGTGGAGAGATGTGGATGAGTGAGATTAAGGGTGAAGTAGATAGCTATGTCGATTTCCGCGCAGACTCTAATCCATGTTGGTCACAACTGAAAGTTCCTACAACATTTGGTTGTAATCCATGTTCACCAGTAGTAACCGAATGCCTTCCACAAATGGGCGGTAATCGCTACAAACGCTACAAGTTTAATACTCCTGACCCAAGTGAATGCAATGACTTGGCAGGCATTCCATCAGTAGAGGGATCAGAATTCCAGATCAAAGTAAACCTAACTGGTGCAGCTACAGTTGACCGAGTAAGACTGATGGCAAACATCAAGAACAACGATGACTCTCCAGTAGGTGACTGCCCAGAAGAAAATCAAGAGTGTGAACCATTTTTGTGTTGCCAAGAGAAATATTGGGAATACAATATTGTAAATTAAGTTATGGACAATAACGACTCCAGCCCTGCAATTACTTTTCCAAATGTTCCAGATGATTTCTGTCCATCTGGTAACTGGCAGAATGTATTCCAAGTATTCATTGATGAAGTTCTATCTAACGGAACTATTCTTGTTCCGGGTCTTGGCGATGTTACTCCACAGCAAATTACTCAAATCAACGAAGACCTTGCTGACCAACAAACTCAGATTTCAGCGAACGCAACAAACATCACCAACCTTACTACGCAGGTAAATGCAATCCCAGTTGTAGTTATTCGCCAAGGAACAGTTACTGGAGTAGTTACTGGAGATTCAATTATCCCAATCAACTTCCCTGCATTGCCTACAAATAGCTACGTCATTGGACTGACCCCTCATGTCAGTGGGACTGTTGGAAGCTCGGGACACCCAACAATTGGAATATTGCAGGGAACAAAAGTAACGAATGGATTTTCGATAATAGTCGAAAACAACATTTCTGAAATCACGCAGATAGATTGGGTTGCGATCTATTCTGTATAACCAAGCAACCACAATAAAATTATGACACCACTAAAAGGAACCGACCCTAAACTCGTCTCTGGCGGCGCACCAACTCGCGGCATGATCCGTGAAACCATGGGCAACAAACCAAATCTTGGTTCTAAGACACCAAGCCCATACTCCAGCGCACCGCTTCCAAAATCTGGCAAGCCCGTTGGCGGAAAATAATTATCGGTAACGATAATCCCTATGGCTGATACCCTCGAAGAGATGGTGGAACTCGTTAAGGGTTTCGTCGGAGACAGTGGAACGTGTTCGTATGAGCGCGGAGTCAAAGCTGTAAACCAAGCGAGGAGATTATTGTGGAATAAAAGGGCTTGGACTTCGCAAGAAGAATACGTCCAAATTTGTTGCGTGAACGATTGCTTCACGCTTCCAGCCCGTTATGAGCAAATCAAACTTGCTTGGATCGGGAATGAATCAGCGTCTCTCGCAGACGAATGGTTTAATGCTACAAATGCTTTTGCTCTACAAGCGGATCATTCATGCCATAGAGGAATCGTAGAGGTAGGTGGACTTCACGTTCTCTTCCGAGATTATACTACGCATCCATACCAAATTGGAGTAATGGCAGAGGAAGTTGAAGACATCGGAGTAGAGTTGATGTTTGAAGCGCAAGACCAGTATGACACCTACCATAAGGTCAAGGTGGCTACTGCCAATCCTCCAACGCTGGCTAAGTCCGATCTTCTTGTAAAGGGGATTCGGGGAGTAACCAAGCCAGTTACCAAAGGTAGGATTCGGGTGTATGCCTACGATACGGCATTGGAAGCAAAGACGCTGATAGCAATCTATCAACCGAATGATGCTAACCCTACATTTCGTAGATTCAAAGCACCCAAAACTTGCGAGTGCATTACACTCTACGCATCGAAAAAATACTTCGACCTAACCGACCCAAAGGAATTGATTGAGTTCATTCCTGACGCGATGATCTATGCTGTATTGGCATTAAACTCGCGTGAGAATCGTAAAGCGCAGGAGTTCTTGAGTAACCTATCACTTGCTGTGCAAGAGCAAGAGAAAGAAATGTCAAACGCAGAAATTCCTACCGCTGCTCCAATTCGCTTCGCTAACTATAGCAGGGCAGATAACCTAATCGGGTCTGATCTACTTTCACCTTCACCCAACGATTACTTTCTTAATCGATGACACTGACGATTCCAGACAAGATCGACGCAAGAAAGGTAGTTGGGTATGGTGATCCAGACTATGAGTTAAACTTGATGGACTTGGAGATTCTAAAGCTACCTCCACGGGAATGTCCGTTGATTCATAGGTTCACGCCGGGAATGTATATTCGGGAAATCTATATGCCGAAGGATACAATTTTAACAAGTTTGCTCCATCTTACTACTCATCCGTTTTTCGTTATGAAAGGCGATGTGACTGTCTGGTATCATGGAATCCCTGCCCACCGATATAAAACGGGCTACAGTGGCATTACAGAAGCAGGAACGAGGCGTTTGCTTGCTACTCACAAAGATACAATTTGGACTACTTGCCATGTCACTGATTTAACTGATCCAGACGAAATTATTGACAGCATCACTTCAAGAGACTTTAATCCTCACATCGCCAAGGAAGACCCAAGAGTGCAAAAGTGGCGGCATAACCGAACTGATTTAATCAAATGAGATTTCTTTTACCAGACCCATTAGGCAACGATAAACATTCACAGATGTTTCATAGCAGCGGATTCGCTATTGCTGCTGGTGTGGTAGCGGTAGGTGCGGCAGCGGGATCAGCGGCTATCTCCATGTCGGCAGCAGATAGG